AATGTCCGAAGTGATTGAGTCATGCCGCCAAAGAAAGTTTGCCCTTGATTGGCCACCTCGGTTTTGGCTTTGAGTAAATCGAGTTTATCAACTGCTTGCTGCAAGTTATCGACTTGTTTCTTTTCCTTATCGTTTAACCCGCCTTGTGCGTTGCCGGTCGCCAAAACCGCTTGTTGTAACGCCACCAGTTTGCCGCGTTCATCGTCCAGAGTGGCTAGGAACGTTTTACCTAACCCTACGGCGGCAGATTGTTGTTTGCCCAAGGTAGCGAACCCGAGCAAATGCGCGGCGTTATTTTGTTCGATTAGTGTCCGGTACTGAGATTCCCGTTCGTTTATCTCAGCTTGTAGTGCGCTGATTTTTTGTTGGTTCAGCACATCCGGGCTTGGAGCCGCCGCACCCCCGCCCCCGCCGCCGCCACCACCGCCGCCTACGGGTGCGCGTAACCCAGGGGCCCGCACCTCGATCCCGGGCAATTCAATGTCACCAGCGTGTTTCCTGGCTTCAGCCGCTAGCGCTTCCTGGTTGCTTAACCGGTCAACAATTGCCGCGTTGCCTTCAGTCGGGTTCATCAAACTGATAACACCTGAATTAATGAAATCTTTGCCAGCGTTCAGAACGTTAACGATTGCTCGCCCGATGTTCTGGCAAGCGGTAATCAGCTCTAAACCTTTCTCCATGATAAAGGCGAACTGTTCGGCGATGTACTGCGCCCCGGCTTGTATTGCCGGGTCGTTCATCGCCGTCGCCAACATGTTCAAGGCTTTTGTGACCGGCTCAATAAATGGTTCAGCCGCTTTTAACGCCAATTCTTCAAAGGCCGCTAAAACCTTTTGGTTCGCACGGTCAATGGTGTCGCCCGATTCGCTGTGAACCGCTGCGAACGCCTGAACTTTCTGGGCAACTTCCTGCGCAATATTCCCGTTCTCGCGCCAGGCTGCCGCTTGTTCCTTGGTTATCCCAAGGTTTTGCGCCAGCACATTGGAATTGCTAACTGTCCCGTTAAAAATCTGTTCAAGGTCCGTCACCATTTTACCTTGCGAAACGTGCAAGGAATCTTGTTGAACCGTCAGTTCGCCCACTAAATTAGCGAGTGTCTTGATGGGCGTGTTCGCTCGGACCGCGGCCGGGAACACGTCCCCGAACGTTTTTGCCAGTTGCGAGACCGGCACCTCCGCCTGGTCAGCCGCGTCTTTAATCGCTTTGATGGCCGCAGCCCCGCCCGCCTGGCTACCAGCGGCCCCGAAGTTGGAGTTATTTAAAAGGGCGCCTTCCACCCCGGATTTAACCCCTTGCAACTGTTTTTCCAGGTCTAACCCTTTCGTGATTAACCCGGCCATCGCTGCCGCTAATGCCACCACGCCGGCCACTGCTGCTGCCGTCGCTATCGCTACCCCGCCTATGGCCGCCTGTAACGCGATTGATTCGGTCTTAGCCACATTCGTAGCGGTGGCCAATTCTTTGGTCGCCGTGGTCGCCGTCCGCGCTTGCCCGCCCATTATGTTGGTCGCACGTTCGGCGCCTACCACCGCATTGGTAAACCCGGTGTATTGGCCGGTCGATTCTGTGACCGACCCTTTCAGCTTGTTTAAATCGTCTTGAACCTCTTTTAACGCCCCGCGATTAGCGGCGTTAATATTCAAGACGATCTCTACCCTGGATGTGCTATCAGGCATCCTTGTAAATCCCTAGAAATTGTTCGGCCATTTTGGTATACGCCCGGTGCCCTTCCTGACCGCACATGGCCGGCGCGACCCCGGCGGCGATAGCGTGCAAATGTTGCAGATGGTCTAGCGCAGAAAGCTGCATCGCTATGGAGTGAGTGCGGATGACCCGGCTAACGGGCCATTGGGCGACGGTGACGACATCTGTGCAGGTAATGATGGCGACCTCGAAACAGATGCGGCCGTAAGTGATTTCAGGATCTCGAGCTTTTCGGTTTGGCGTTCTTGTACCGCCAACATCCTTTTGAGAATTGAACCGTCTCGATCCGCGTACCGGTTCAATATAGGGTCGTTGATTTCAACGCCAATATCTAAGATTCGCTCAACATCTTCATACGATATTGACGCGGCCCATTTATCCGGTTTCCCACAAAAAAGCTCAACGCTTTTTCCCTGGTCCCCGTACACCGTGGCGTAGGTTTGCAGTTCGTAAACGTTGAACTTCTTTATACGTACTTCTTCGGAGACGCCATCAACCAGAATGTTGATGGCTCTATACCCTTGGATATTTTCTAATTCCGTTTTTGCATCGACCATTAAACCGGCTTAGCTATCGGGTTGCCGTGTCCGAACCCTTTTGTTGTTTAAAACTCGACCTTGAACAGGTTACCAGCACCGACCATGGACAACGTGAAATCCGCGCTACAAAAAGCGTCTGCTTTGTAGTCCGGATATTTAGCCGGGGATAGAAAACAGTTGCCGGTAATCCGGTGATTGAACAGCGAACTAAACGCGTCTGTAAACGTGATCTCGCAATAACCGCTAACATTCAGGTTATTGAATGTATCGGTCTTCCAGATTTTCGGAAACGTAGTCGAGGTAATTGCCGGACTCGAATAGGTGATAATGGCGCTAGTCGCCCCGGTAACAAGCGTTGACCCGGACAAAAACCGGACTGCACTTGCTTTACTACCGTTCCCAACCAAATCATAATCTACCCCCAACACCAGCGGTGTCGCTGAAATGGTGATTGATATAATGGTCGGGTTTTCGACCGGTAACCGGACCACGTCATACGCCGCGGCGTTAGTTACCGTCACCGTGGCCGAAGCATTTAACGGTTGAGTGTACGCGACCCGGGTTGTGCTCCCGTACAAAAACCCAAGGTTCTGAACCGGGAACTCGTCACAGGTCACCGTGAACACCGGTTCAACCGTTGTAACCACTTTTTTACCCAAAGATAAAAAACCGTTCTCGCTGAAATAAGCCGTGATTGATTTAACGCCGCTAGTAGCGGTTACGTTCGTGTTGTTTCCAAACTCAATAAACCGGTCGGTAACCCCCGCTTTCTGGAACAGGATAATTGCCGACGCGTTCAAGAGATTGATTGCGTCCCCAAAATTTTGACTCATAACGTTTTTATAACTAGTTGAGTTTGGAACATTAACAGATATGTGAGAGCACTACGTTGGTCCGAATGCCCGCGCAATGTTACGCCAAGTAAAACAAGCAATTGATGTTTGTAATCAATGTCCGGAACCACATTGTGCGGTTGCCAATGTAATAACTCGACAATCCGCGCGGCTAATGTCGCCGCTGATATCCCGATCCCTGACCGAGACTGGTTTAACGCGTAAAACTCTGATACCTGAATCTGGATTCGCACGGTAGCCACTAAAGGCGCCACCCGGCTATCCATCAGTTTAAAGTCAGGTGTCATGATGATCGCCACTAACCCCATCTCGCCTATTGCTTGTTGGGTATAACTGATTACGTCCCCGATAGTTTCAGTTACCACCGGGACCGGTTTGCCGTTGGTCGATTGTGTCCCGTTAAAAACCGGGTCAATCGTCAGCATCCCGGCCAACTTGGTTTGTAACTGCGCTAAGGTGGAAGTAATCAATGCCAGAACCCGTAATCTTGAACGTTCAAATTGCGTTTGCCGGATTGCAGATAATCGTCCCGTGACCCAAACCGGGATTGGTCCGAGGTAAACCCGATATTACCGGGTACCCCGACAACCAATGTGCCGGCGGCAACATTTTCCATGAGTTTTAACGCGTCTGAATAGGTGCGTTCTCTCGGTTCATCAATGAACATGCGCCCGCCCGGGAGCGCTGTTAAAAGTTGGTACCGAACAATGTTGATGGTCGCTAAATACAACTCTTCCGGGATCGTTTCTTCCGGCCCCATCGACGCTCTGTTATCCGGCCACGCGGCTACCCTGCCGCGCACCATCGAAACCACTTCGTTAATTATCTCAATTAATCGATCAGGGAAATCCTCGTCACTAGCGCCGGTCCCGAATAAGTCGCGTTCCGGTTGGCTTAACGTGCTTAAAACATCGTCTGGATCGAATAATTCCCACATACCTGTAATATCCGTTTTCCAATGTTACGTAGTCTGAATCCTGGTCACGATGCCGGCACCGGTAATGGCAAATAGCTGTTGCCAATCCAGGTAATAAACATCGGACCTAATTTTTTCTTCCCGGTACTGCCGCATGGCGGTAAACCGGTTCGGGGTACGCACAAAGACCTTCATAAAACTCGGGTCTTGAATCCCAGGTGTATCTTGCCCGTAAAAGACAAACACGTTATTAGCGCTGCCGCCCACATCCGTGTAAAGAGCACCGCCACCGACCCTGATTTCCAACGGCATCGCAAATAGCGCGCTCACATTATCAAGGGTCGCAACCCCTAAACGCGTGAACCGGATTCGGTCGAGAACTTTGGTATTGTTCTTAAACTGGATCCAACTCGTTAAATCCATGTACAACCGGTTTGGAACAACACCGGTGGTGTCTGTGGTCAGTTTAACGATTGAATCAATGTCCGCGATTGGGTCCGCGCTTGTGCTCCAGTTGGTGCCGAGCGTAGGTGTCACCGCTACATTGGTTTTCATGAAAGCGAATAACGCTTTCAGATAGTTGTTCAGAATCGTTAAAGTCAAATCCCGAGTTTTAATCATCTCGAGGGTTGATTCACTTTCCGGATTCTGCCGGCGTTCAATATCGTCAATAGTGCATTCAAGCGAGTTCTCGCCCAAAACACCTTGTGAATCGGTCACCGTGTAATCGATTCGGGACGCACCGCCGCCCATGCTGCGTCGGGTATCAATGGCTTTAAACGCGTTGCCGGACCCGTAATTCTTGTAAAAGAATTTCTCAGTAACAACGGTAACTTCCGGCGCGAGCCATCCGGCAATATCATGTTTTTGCGCCCAATCCCCGACTATCCCTTGTGCGTAGGTCAATAATTGTGAAACATCGTAAGGCATAAAATTGGTGTCCTTTTCAAGCGAGGATCGCTTCGACGAATCCGTTAAACCCTGTGCCGATGGCTTTGCCGCATTGCTGGCCTAAGGTACCAGTTATGCCAACTACCCCTGATGCCGCAAAAAACAGATTGTTTCCTGGCACCGGGATAATCCCGACGTTGCACTTGATGAGTACGCTGCAACCTTTTGCCACGTACACGTCAACCATTAAAATATTCAGGTCCGCGTCACCGGTACAAACACCGAATGCCACGTTTGTCCCTACACTCCACGGTTCAACAACAGCGGTACCGCTGTTGTATTGAACAACCATCCCTTTAACGAGTGTCGAAGCCGCTGCGACTGCATACGGGCGAATCGGTAACTCGTTGAAAATACCTCCAAATGTACTCATAAAGAACCTCCTTGTTCTTTGTTTGTTATGTTAACTAATTCGCTGCCGTAAATAGTTCCGGCTTGATTCGTGACACATCGCGCCAGGACGCCTCGTACGTTTTCCCTGGATGCGCGTCCATATGTTCGCGTACCGCGATATCGCACGCTTGCCCGCTCGAGCTACCCATTTTAGTGGTGTCATTGACCCGGGCCGGTGCCCCCAAGTTTTTATCCCCGACTTTCGCTTGAATTACCGTTTTAAATGCCGGGTTCGGCGGCATCGATTCAATATGCGCCTTGGCACTTTCCGGGTCGTTCAAAAACCATTTCTTTAACCCAGCCCTGATAATGTCGTTTTTTGGTGCAATTTTCCCGGCCACAATCGCCGCTTCAATTACGTAATCGGCCGCCGCGCTGGCCGCTTCGATTTTTTGGGCTTCTTGTTGCTCTTCGAGTTCTTTGATTTTGGCTTCAAGAAACTGAACTTTAGTATCATTCTTTTTAGTCTCAGAAGCTTCTGCTAACTTCTTGTTTTCAGCGCGGACAGCTTCCATTTCGAGCTTGAGCGCTTTAATTTCTTCGTCTGTCATGGGTTCTCCTTCGTTTGCGCTCATCGCGCTTGTTTCCAAATCTTTTTCCCAATAAATCATTTCGCCAGTTGGCCCAAAGTATCCTTCGATGGTGGCAAACGCTCCGACCGGCGCGTGCGCGGCGTGGATCGGTTTAAATCGGCGGAATGCCGGGTTATTGACCAAGGCGCCGATTGACCCGGTTTTCGGGATACCGGCTACCGCCCCTTTATCGTCCAATAAAAAGGTCGGCGAAAAATAACTGTAATCCCGGCCCCCGACCGCATTTTTACCGGCTCCGGTCCAATCCAGTTCTAGCATCACCCCCTGCCCCTCTTTCCAGGTAAACCGTTTGGGGATAGCGGCAGCGGCACCGCCGTGATGGTCAAAATCAATGAACGGTCGGACGTTTTCTTTGTTTAACGTCTCGAGTTCCGCTTGTAATACGGCCGCGGTGTCTTTTGAAACGTTGACAGAGATTTGTTTCGCCTGGCCGTTCACCGATGGGTTAAGGGTACTCGGGCCTGCAGGGAAATACATGATTTCACTTG